CGATAACTCCGCTTATAAGAGCGATTATTATGAGAGCCGATAGTGTAAAAAATCCTTTTTGTGTTTTCATAATTTTATAGTATTTTAATTGATAATTTAATTATATCACTTTATTAACTTTGAAGGAAGATTGGAAGACATTTTAGCATTTGAGCCATAAGATAATAATTGCCACGCATAGTCAGTTCCATCTGATTCGACACGGACTTGGATTTCAAAATAATCCTTAAGGGCTATTGGGCGAAAGCGTCTATACTTTGGAAGGTCATCAGAAGCGGAAGTAAAGCCACCCAATGGATTAACTCCAAGAGAATTAACCCCCAAAGAAGCGTCCTCAACGGGATTAAAAAGGAAATCCTGCGAGGAGCCGTCTAGTTCGTAAGTGATTATTCCTTTTGAGCCGAGCCAGTCATAAAGAATTGACACATTTACTTTCGTGTTGGAGGCAAGATACATCTCGGTAAAAAATCTGTTAAAGTTTTTCAGTCCCGCCCTGTTGCCGTTATTGATATATCCAAAGTGGGCTTTGGCTTGGATAGGATTGTCGTTGTCATTCAATCCGTCAAAGAGTTTATAACTTTCAGGAACCGACTCTCCATGTCCGTATAACACATCTCCGTATTGGCTCAATCTTCTAATCCCCATAATTTGCGGCGGCTGCCAAAATCTTTTAGAGAGGTCATAGATAAACATTTTGCCGTCATTCGGAGCGGTGATAAAAATTTGGTTTCTCCAAAATTCAATGTCCCCGTTTGTAAAAACAGCGTTAGCAAAATCGGGTTTGATAGGGTCTGAAATGGCGGTTGCCTGCGGGCTTGGCAGGTTCTCAACCTGTCCCAGTTCAACCAATTCCTTATTATTGGAAACCCAAACTACCGCCTGCTTGATTTTGGCTATTAGTTCCTGTGATAACGCTCCCTGCCCCGAGGACACAAGCAAGGGTTCAACTTTCGCGTATTCCCTGTCTCCCGTTGAACCGGATGAAATCTCAAAAGAAACCTGATAGACCCTGTCTTTGCCGGAGAAAATCAACATCTTGTCATTGTCTGGGGCTTTAAATCCTACTGTGGCATCGTCCAAAGTTAAAAGTTCGCCTTCTCCCGCTACGCGGGGAGATGAAAAAGTGTAATCCGTATAACTGTCATTTTTGGATACATAAACATTCCTTGAATTTCGTGAGCCGAGAAAGACCTGATTATTCAAAACTTCTATAAAATGAGAAACAAAACCCGCCGCGGGAGTGTTTTCGTTTCTTCGCACTTCTTGAACTATAAAAGCGTCTACTGATAATGAAAAACTGTTAGGATCGGGACTAACGCCGGTAAATTGGCTTCCTGATACCCCTGTGTAAGTGAATGACTGCCAATCTCCAACATCATCTTTTATTCTTAACTGGCGGGTTCCAAGAGCCAGAAAACGGGACTCGTCCAGCGGATCATCAACTGTAATCGTGTTAGAAGTAGTGGCTGATAATATTCCCTGTCCCCCAGACCATTCAGAAAGAGTGGAAGAAGCGTTTGCAAAAAGAAGTATATCCATTACTTCCGTATCGCTCCAAACTGTGGCAAATCTCGCGGGAGTGGTGGTTGAAACCATTGTAAATAAATCTTCCCAAGTTGAAGTGGCGTAAAACTGCAAAACAGTTCCGTTTGTCCTTAAAAAGATTTCTGAAGGGACTGTTGAAGTGGCTCCTGAGTTCCGCCATACAAAATCAGAGGTAATGGCTTCCGCTGTTGTGCTTGCTACTCCGAATAAAGTATAACCGGCGCGGGTTTCTATTTTTTCTTGGTCATTAACTATCACATTTTGCGAACCTGCCACAAGGTAATTGGGAGCCGTAGCAGTAGGGTCTGTTTTTGTTATGTATCCTTTTATGCCGGTGATGACTTGGTAATTGCTTGAAACTCCCCCCACCGCTCCGCCAAGAGCGGCTCCGCCAATTCCAAGAGCGGCTAAAATGCCAACTATTATTTTTTTATATTTCTTAATCATAATCTTGGTTTTGGAGCGTAAGAAGTGATGGCTTTTTTAGACATTGAAGGATATTCGCTCCTGTAATGGGCGTATAATCCTATCCTGCCTATTCTGTCGGTGGACTGCGGGTCGCCGTTTAACTGAACTCTTTCCCACGCTGTCGCCGCTAATGATTGTTTGGGGTCTTGTATCAACTGCTGGGCTACCGCTATACGGCATTCAAGAATAAATATCTGCAAGGCGGTGCCCGTAAAGATGACAGTGTCATCATCTGTTGTTGGAATGTTAATCCAAGTTCCACTCGCATTTTTAAAAGCGTATTGGGAATAGTATTTTATGTCATAGTCCCTGCCTACGATAAATCTTATTTGGTCTACTCGGACATTTGTTAAAGCAGACCCGTTTGCGATTGTGAGTTTGAACGAGTCAATCGTAGCGGGAGCAACTGTCCCTGTTTCTGTCGCGGCGCTCCAAGGGAATTTCAAAAGGTTCCAGCCGACTTTAAACGCCGTGCCGTCTGCTTGGGCTGTTTGGGCTACAGCAGTCCAGTAATTTGTCGTGAGGTCATTTCCCCAAATTGCGGTAATTGAAGTGGGAACGGACGGAAGATAAACCCATACAAAGCAATCCGCCACTTCGTCTTCTGTTTCTAAATCCAAAGCGTCCATTGTTGTGTTTTGGATGCCGTCTCCGGTAGCAACTAAATCAAATTCTATTGAGGCATTGCCGTTTATTTTATATAAAGTTTGGGCTTTTAATCCAACGGCAGAACCAACAACAGACCAAGTTCCATTGGCTGTAAGAGAGTTCATTGAGTGCAAGGTCTTGGGCTGGTTGGCTCCGCCCTCTCTCCACGAAATGCGGATAAATTTGGTTCCTTCGCTTGATTCAATGGCGAGTTCCTTATTGTGCAGGGCTTTAAGAGCGTCAAACGGCTCGGCATATCTTCTGCCCGCCCTGTCGCCGTAATTCCTGTCTTCTTGGGGATATAAGTCAATTATCTTCTTATAATCCGAAGGCAGGTTGTAATTGTAAATATCATCATAAACAAGACCTGAAAGAGCGGCTGTCCGCAAGGTGTCTATCGGGTCAATTTTGGCAAGCATAGTATTAGCCGACCTTTCCATCAGCGAATAAATACCCACTACATCATCAATGGAAGCCGTTCCCCCCATTCCCGTAAGGTTATCTTTAATTGTGGAAATAGTTGCCATAATATTTAATTGCAGGTGTTATTTTTTTGATAAATTCAATCATTTTACTTATTCACAACTCGTTGTGGAACAAGTCATTGCCCCGCCGTTTACATAACAATATTAGTATTCTTTTACATTTAATAAACAAGATGTTTCATCAGTTGAACTGGCTCTGACTGCTCCCGTGTAAATAAATACATTACCGGTATCGGTATTCCACGATCCGCCATTCGCGTTTAGTCTAAAGCCGGTCGCTTGAGAAGCTTGTTCATCGCCACTAGTGGTTAGATAAACAACCGAACTGCAATCATTAACTACCTCCGCGAATGTTCTATTTGTTGTGGTAGAGAGCAGTTGAACATCACTTGTTATTGTCATCGGTCCCGAAGTCGCGGTAGTAGAAATCCTTGTTGTTCTGGAGCTGGGACCTCCCATTGGACTAGACGGCGAAACTCTGAGCCAAATCCCGCCTAAAAACAAAGTTTGAATTATGAGTATTGCTATAAGATATTTTTTCATAGTATTTTAAGTTAATTTATAATCTAACAACCCCAGTTCCATCTCATTTCCAATCACAAGCAGGAAATGAGACAGAGTGGAATTGCTAGTCAGCTGGTATTGTTTCATCAACGAAACATACCACATCCGTATCGGTTTTTCTATAACAATCAACAATCGCGAAATTATTCTGTCCTATTACAACATTTTGTCCGTCAGATTCTTGTAAGTCCATTCCTGTTCCCGCCGCAAGTGTTGCGTTAATCGCGGAAGTTGTCGCATTTCTGAAAATCCAAGTTCTCATATCGCCCGCTGATGGAATTAAAGAAGTCCAAGTTGAAGTCGCGCCGAATGTATAAGTTGTGTTTCCGGTATTCGGAGTAAGGTCAATTATTGAATAAGTCAAAAGGTCTGCTTGGACAAATGTTTCAGAAGTATTGGTTGTTGAAGTTGCAAGAATACTGCCTCCCTGTGTAAGTTCGTCCAAGGTAGCCGCCCCTGCAACTGATAATGTTCCCGACAAAGTGGATGCTCCAGTTACTGTCAATGTAGTCGTTCTAACTTGACCTGATGACGGCGAAGTGCTGTCTGTGCTTAGCCCGTTGGGATAGCGTGTTCCTGTTCTTACACTTTGTGGTTGATTTCCACCAACCACCGCCGCGACAATAAACCCAGCAATTAAGCCGGAAACTACCGCCGCAACAACTATTGAAATATATTTTTTCATAATAGTGGGTTAGTGATTAACTAATAATTTAGTCTATCAAGAATATCTCTTGACAAAGTGGTAATCAAGTAGTGCCATTATTTCCCAAATACCCTGTCCAAGAACCCGGAAAGGCTGTCTCGTGGAACTTTGAACGCAAGCGGTAAGAATCATTTTCCGAGCTTTCAGGCATGAGAAGTTTGGTGTAAAGTCCGTAGAAAACCTTTCTTTGAATCATATGGTTCCTTGAAACAAAGTGGTGGGAAGTGTTAGCGTTGGATGCCGAGTTATAGGTTGAACCAAGGAAAATGGAAGCGTAAATCCTTACTGAACCGTAATCCGTATCAAAGATGTTGATTTGGTTCTCCCCGCTAAACGGCACAAGAGTAGAGTTCAATGTCTCTTTCGCAGTCTTGTAAAGAGTGAAAGGAACAAGAAGCCCCTCAAATACATGAGAACCCGCGTCTCCATCCTGTCCTTTCTGGTTAGCTAAACTCGTTACGGAAGTCCAAGCGTTATCCGCGTTTAATGCTCCTGTCTCAAGGTTATCAAGCGTTCCGCCTGTCCCCAAAAGAACATGGGAGTTGTCTGCTAACGGCTGCCCGTCAGGTGTGGTGTTCACGGAACCGGCAAAAGCGTCTCCGTAAGTGTCAAGAACTGCCCGTTTATCCTGTGTCATTCTTGCTCTGTCTCCGACCTGTTGTCCGATTTTCGCTCGTTTTCCGACTTGGTCTGCTCTAAACGCTTCATCGGAAATAGGCACCTGCTTGGTGTATTTCTGGGAAGCTTTGGTCGTTTGGTTTCCGATGCGAGTATCAGTATTCAAGATTTCTTCCTGTTCATCCGTTTTCTGGAACTCTCCTACATTGGAATCTTCATCCCAAATAAAAGAGGTTTTGCCTTCCATTGAACTCTGTTTGTAGAAAAACTCATCCGAAGCGCGTAAATACTGCGGCTGTTGTTCGCGGCTGTATTCCTCGAACATAACGCTGTCTATAGCGGTCTTACGACTTTGTTACTCCAACTTTTGTTGGGACTACATCATTTCTGTGTAGTTCCCCATTTTCTTTTTGTTATATGGGGTTCGGTTTAAATAGTGATTTTATATAACATTGAAGGACACAATGCCATATATTTTTGAACAATACCAATAAATTTATTAACTTCATTCTTTCCTACACAAGACAAATAAAAAAATTTTCTGTCTCTGTAAATTCGGAAATTTAATCCAAATTTTTGCCTAAAATAATTTTTAATCAAATTATTTTCTTCAAAAGAAAAAGAATGGGTGCAAAGTCTAATTTGGGCAATATATGGATTTTTTTTTGGCAGTCCTTTTCTTGTTTTGTATTTCTTAAGAGCTGTTCCATCATCCATATACCAAATAGCAAGACTTAATGGTGTTATTCGTTTTAATGCTTCATTTTTTACTACTTTTTTGCCATTTTCGTAGGTTTTCCTGTAAGCAGAATTTATTTTATGGTGAACTGAAGTTCTTACAAAGACTTGTGGTGGATTGTGTTTTTTGTCTCCAAACTTAAATTTTCGCACACTACAATATCTTTTTAATAATTCAAGCTTCCATAAAGCATATTCTTTCTGTTTATAAGAATGACAAAATTCAAAATAAGCATTTTTCTTTTTCCGAATATATCCATCTCCTAAAATCATTGGTATTAAAATTTCCAAAGAACTAATTTGTTTGTTTATTTTCATATTCTCGCCAAAGGCGTTAGATATTTAATTGTTAATCACTATTTAACTATCGCATCACCCTAATTTTTAGGGGTCTCTTCACTTAGTCTCTGCAGCTGTCTTTAAACTTGCTGTGGGTTATCCTCTTCAGGACTTTCCCAATTGATTAGAAGAGATTATTTTCGTCCACATTACTGTGGATAGCGGCTAAGATTAACTAACCGCATCAGGACTGAGTTCTCCTGTAAATCCTCCAATTGGCATGCTCAAATTATTGCCTTTGTCTCAATTAAACCCATAAGGATTAATTGTTTAACTTTCCGAGTAGGCATAAGGTAATACCTAATTAAATTGATAATTAAGTGATGTCATTGGCAATTCGGTATGCCCTTCCATCAACTACTACATCAAGAGTTTGCTTTGCTGGGTTGCCTTCAACAATCGTAAAGGCGGAAGTATCGGCTGAAGCGGTTTCTTTGATAGTGTAAAGCTCTCCGCCGTCTGAACCTCCCGTGCTGTTGTAATCAATAAGCGTTACATCATTGATTAACAAAAGAATTTCAGCGTCAGTATCAACGGAAGCAACAGTTTCGGCTCTGCCTCTTATCCTTCCCAAGTTGGGAATAGGGCAAGCGCACATAGCGGTCTGAGCTACAAGCGTTCCTGTGGTTACTGGGCGCGATTCTTTCATAAAGATTCCGCCCCAAGTGTCTGTTCCAATCACAATGCCGTCCGCATCCATCAACTCATAAGTGTTTGATGAAGCGACACCGCTGCTTAATGTAGCGCCGTCAAGATAGCACGGCTCGCCTGACTCAAAACGAGTGGCGGAAGCCGCAATCCTTCGTGGGAGCGTTTGAGCGAATCCCACGGTTTCTAAATCCATTCTCAAAATTTTTATCAATACTTTCGCATCACCCCTTTCAAAGTTCAACTTCAAGTATTGATTGATTTACTTCGCAGATAAAAGCCTAACAGCTTAACCTGCTTTGTTAAAAACTTTGTAATACGAGAATTACAAAAATGTAAATTACATTATCCGAACTTCTTTAGTCTTAGGGTCTCTTGCGAGAATTTTGCCATTTTTGAGTTTCTTTTCCCATCGGCGAATTTGATTGTTGTAAGTAAATCCACTTTGGGACATAACGAGTTTTTCGTCAGGGGCAATCTTGAATTGAGAATCAGTCTGTTGGTCATATTGCTGGTCATGGTGCGTTGGAGCATCCGTAGTTTCAGTTTCCGTTTTGCCCTTTAATCCCCTTAAAGCTTCATTTCTTTCAGAGATAAGTTTTTTGCGGTTTGCAATAACATACGCCTCTTCAATCTGCTCATCAAGAGAAAGATACTCTGGAAAAGAACGGTTTTTGAAGATTTCAGTAATTAAATCAGCTTCAGGAGCAGAAGTCGTGAGCTTTCGGATTTTATCCTCTGCTTGGGACATTCTGATTTCCTTTTGATTAACCTGCCTTTCCTGCGCTAGAATTGTTTGCAATCCTTTTGCAGTAAGGGGTTTATCTTCGTCAATTTCTACTTCATCATCATCTTTCTTTCTGTTGGCTTCACGGAGTTTAAAAGCCTTATCAGCGGCTGCTTTCTCCGCTTTTTTCCTTCCTTCCTTTTCCTTTTCAAGTTCGGTTTTGTAAAACTCTTCATCTTGTGAATGTTCTGAATTAGCTTCTTTTTCGGCTCGTTTTTGGGTTATTTCCTCTTCGGATAGACCCTCTAAACTTGCCTCAAATTCCGCATCTTTTGCTTCGGTTTCGGCTGTTGCCTCTTCCTCAGCTTTAGCCTCAAGTTCGGCTTGTTCTTTAGTCATAATAACATCCGCCTTAATGCTGACGGTGAGCAGTTCTTAAGCCCTTTCGGACATCCCCATTATCGGGGTAGAAGCCCGTTGAGAGCTACTTAATTCTGAATACTTGATATACAGAATTAAGTAGCTCTCGTCTTCCGCTTAAAGCGGGATTTGAGCTATTTGCTGTTAAATTGTCCGCTATTTTTCTTAAAACTCTCTAATCTTGTTTTAATGCAGTCAAGAGTATAAAGAAACAACTTTCCCGCTATCATATCTATTTCAGATTTCCCGAGAATAAACATTTTGCGGTTTGCCTGATATTGAATGTCTTTTTGCAAAACTTTCCATAATTTCGTATTAAGGAATTGTTTTGCTTCGGCTATCAGTAAATTCTTTTCACCTTGATTGATAGGTTTCCCCGCGATTGTCCATTGTTTATACTCGTTCTCTTTCAAAATGTCGTCTTCTGAAATTGTATTATACAATTTTTTGACAGCAAGTGAAAGTATGCGGTATTTTGTTTTGGTGTCTTCTTCTCTAATTGCATCAATGGCTGTTTCAATACTAACATAACCTCCAAGTTTTTCAATTATAAATTTTTTAATCATCATCTGCTTTCTTTACCTTTTTGGCTTTGGCTTTGGCTACTCGTTTATCCGCCTCTTTCTTGTTCTTTTTCTTGTTCTTTTTCTCCTGTATCTTTTCAGCGGCGATTACTTCAATCGGCTTTTCTTCTCCTTCGTCAAGCACAATTTCTTCTCCTTCCAGTCCTCGGAAAACAAGTTTCACATCGGGTTTTTCTCTTGGCTTTCTCTTTTCAAAATCATAAAAAGAGCCGATTTTAACTTTGTTTTTTCCTTTCTTAATAAGTCCGCCGAGCTTGTCATAAGCGGCTAGTTTTGCTTCATCTGAAGCTTTTTCGCCAATTCCGCCGTAAAGCCGACCTTCCCTGCCGACAGTTCCATTAACGGCTCTGTCTAACTTTTCACTATTAACAAGTGTGTATCCTTTTATTGTTTCTGACATTTTTTTATTTATGGTGAATTTATTGAACCATTTTAATTGATTAACGACCTTTACGCAACCATACCAGCTACGCTTTTACTTAATTCTTTATTTTGCGCCATTTGCCCTACCATTGACTGAGGGATTTGTGCCTGTGGATTAAATTCCTGCGACAATATCAGTTTATCCCCTTCACTTTGGAAATATGAATGCAAGAGTTTTCTTAACAATCCCTCTCGGTCTATCATCGGATCGTTGGCAAGCATTTGGTAAAGGTTAGTGAGCAATGGCTGTAAGTATTCAGCATTTTTGACAAACATTTCCTCAATATCAACTTTGCTTAAATATCTGAACTTGGCAAACAAAGAAGGATTAACAAGAGATAACTGATATTTGCTTTCGGGATAGCCTGTTTCAGTCAAAAGTTTTAACGACATTTGCTCTTTTTCTTTCTCGGTCATTTCCTTGCCAAGCAAACTTTCATCAAATTTAATCTTCCTGCCTATCATTTTACCACCCTCTGTTTTATTCTGCAAGAAGAACGAGCGATATTTGAGTTTCATTGCTCCGCCGATAAGTTCTTCAACCTGCGGAATTGTTATTTTAGTGATTGCAATGTCTTTCATCAAATCCCCATATTGAAGAATTGACTGGGCGATTGACTTGGCTGTTCCTCCCAGTATTCTCTTAGCGTTTGCTTGGGCTTGAGCCACGCTGTAAGCCTTCTGCGATGCCTCTGGGAGTTGCCCTGACATTGTTTTACTGATAGAGCTTTCTTCCATTGATTTCTCGGTTTCCCTTAATGCCTGAAAACCAGCCACAAAATTCTTGGAAGGAAAAATCGGCTTGACTTCAACATCCTTCTGTTCAAACGCAATAACAGCTCCGGGGAAATTAATTTGGCTGTCAATTTGGTTCGTTCCATACACTCCAACAGGAGGGTCTTGTTCAAGAAAAGCGTTATTCATTATTACTTCGCTCATTGCGTCATACAGTTGGTTATCCCAGCCAACAACATTCATCATTGACTTGTAGTAAAAAAAGTGTTCGCCTATTCTATTATATCCAAAAGGTATTACATTATATTTCGGGGCGTTTCTGTTGTCTCGATGCTTGATTGGATTGTTTTCTATTCCGTCATTTCCGAGATAAATTCCATTAACAAAAGGAACTTCGTTGTCATCCTTACGGGACAAAGCGATTTCTTCTGCCACCAAGTTGGGATGGTTGTCGTCTTTAATATCATAAAATAGTCCGTCTTCTTCGCTGTATATTGACTTAATACCGGACTGCACAAAGCCCCAATTAGGATGGTCTTTATATTTTGCTTCCAGTTCTGACCTCTCAACATATCTTCTCTTAATTATTCTTCTCTGTTTCTGAATGTTCCTCTCGTAAGCGTTGGTTATAAGTATTTGAGATGATGACCATATCGGACACTTAAAGCCGGATGCGACTTCATCAAGAATATATTTTGTTGTATATCCCTGTCCTTTCTTTTCCCGTATCTTTTGATAAATCTCAAAGAACTCAGCTCCTAAGAAAGTGGCAGGGTTGGTTAGTGTCCCAAATACTATTTGCAAAAACGACTCTTGGTAATTGGAGTTGGTAGGTTCCGCCATCCACTCCACAATATCCCGCATAATCTCCGAGAAGTCTTGGTCTATTTCGTCATCTTCATTTTGGGCTACAAAAAGGGGCAGAAGATAGTTAGCCGTGAGCTGTGCGTGCATTGCTATTCCTTTGTTTCTTGCGGATGAGCGAGTATCGCGCCATCTCCAAACTTGGTTCGGGTCTTCACCGCTTTCATTAACAAAAGCGTTGAACATTAGTTGTCCCCTGTTCTCATCTTCAATCACGGAACGATAGTTAAGTTCAAGATAAGGAGTGTTAAGGATTTTGATACCCTCGTCATAATCTTTTTTTACATAACTAGTAAAATCCACAACCTCTTGACTTGTTGGTTGATACGCGGAAATTGCTGAATTGTTTAAGATTTCTCCTATCATTTAATTTTATTCTACCACAATAATTATAATCTGTTAAACCTCTTTATGTCCATAAATAAATGTCTTAAAAAAATCAGCAGTTTATAATTTAATTCGTCAAGGAATTTCCCACTACAAGGATGAAGATTACAATAACTCGCCCATTTAGAATATCCATCATCATAAGTTCCATCGCAAAAAACCGTTCTTAATTGATACTTAAATCCTCTCTGCCGTTTTACTGTATTTTCATATTTTTTGTCTGTAATACGATAAATAGCCTTATTGAAAGACTTAACTGCTTCTTTCCATGTTTCTTTTTTTATTTCTTTCATAATCTGTTAAATCCTTTCCATTGGGGGCGGATTATTTTTACCTGCTGTCCTGAAGTAAAATTAGTTGTTCCCCAATATCTAATCATATCCGCGGCGTGGGAAGTCCAATCGTGCAATGGATTTGTTTTGAAACAGCCCATTTTATCATTCCACTCTTTGCGATACTGAGAGAGAGCATCAAGCCCTTTTTCACATTTCTTCTCGTCAATCCACAAAGTATTAAACTTCATCCTTACTGTGTTTATTCCTTGAAAGATTGAAAGTTTAGGGACTATCTCAAAGTTAATGCCTAATTCCTTTCCTACTTCAACATAACTTTTACCGCTTCCTTTTTCTCTTGCTTTGGCATCGTGCGGAACATAATGTTTTCCGTAATTATAATCCTTATCCTTTAACATCTTAACATAAAATTCTAGTCCCTCACCGCTTGCTTCATAATAATCAATCCAATGCCATTCTCTGCCAACCCTTTGAAAAAAACCAATCGCCGTGCTGTCGCCTATTCCTATATCCCACCAAGTGTGGACTTCCGCAAATTCATCATAAGGGACTGAACAAATCCTTCCTTCTTCTCTTGCTTTGGCTATCTCTTTGGCGTAGTAAGCCCCTTGAATACTTGCCTCAAAACTACAAAACCATTCTTGCTGATATTCATCCTCGCTCATTAACTTACGCGCGTCTTTTAATTCTTCTTCGCTGATTAGTTTGGTATCATCAACCGTTAAGAAAAGAGCAAGCCAGTTTTCTTCTTTTTTACCGAGTTCGTAAAGCCGGTAAAACTCATTTTTGCCTTTGGGAGTTCCAATCCATATTGCATATCCTTTATGATCTGCCAATGCCGGACGGATAATTTCCGTAAATATGTTAGACGGCTGTTGGCTGTATTCGTCAAAACCAACTCCCCATAATCCTAATCCTCTTAAACTGTCGGGATTGTCTGCTCCATATAAAGTTATTCTTGAACCATTGGGATAATCAACTCTTAACTCCGCCTCATTAAACTTAACACCGGGAATTGGTCTTGCATAATATTTGAGTAAATCCCAAGCAATGTTCTTGCTCTGTTTGTAAGTTGGAGCAATGTAAGCAAAACGGGAATTTGGAATTGTCAAAGCATCTCTTTGTAAATGGTTAAGTGTTGCGACTGTTTTTCCAGCCCTCCGGTGTGCGACAACTACTTTCCACCTTTCTTTATCTTCGTGCAAAGATTTTGTCCATTCTCTTGGTTTATATGGAATTTGAATTATTTCTTCCACGATATTTTCATCTCGCTCTTTTCAGTATTTCCTCCTGATAAGAGTTGAATGTTTTTTGTTAATGTATCAACAATGTTTGATAAATCTCTTGCTTGGGATGATTTTAATTTACTGTCGGTTATTTCAGACAACGCTTTCTTTCTTCTTTCTATCATATCTTTTACAAAATCACTTAACCCTTCTTTTATTGTTTGGCTCTCTAAAATCATTTGAGGATTTTTAGCCATTGCTTTTGTATATCCCGCTTCTAATATCAATTTACCAAGAGATTTTGTTTTTCCCTGTTTCCCAAGATTCTCCAAGAGCAGTTTAATCAATTTTTGTTGTTTTGGTGTTGCCATTTTATTTAAACTCTTCACATTATTTTACTGTAATAATAATGAAATTGAAATTAAAAATATCCCAAAAATTATAATAACTACATCTAATATAATACTATTATCTAAGTTTCCTTCCCACATAATTACTTATACGCTCTCTTAGAACGCTTTTTAACTTCTTTGACCTTTTTCTTGCCCATTGCTTTTCTTTTTTTTTGTTTTATTGGCATTTTATTTAATCTTCTTGTTAAAATCTTTAATAAAATCCTTTTTCATTCTCTTTTGCATAAACTTGATTTGCTCGGCGTAAGTATCAATACTTTCGGGGCGGACAACTCCTTCGTTTTTCATATCGGAAAAGTAAATTTCCAAAACTTTATCAATCTTGGCTTTTATTTCTCTTTTGCTTAATGCGATTTCTATTGACATAATTTTACCAATCACTATGACCCGACACTTCAACCAATTCATCGGTTTCAAGTTCGCCTGTTAATATAAACCTTTCCATTTTATCTCTTGCCATTTCTTCTTCGTTTTCTTTTAACTGCCCGAAATGCCTGCGGAGAGAAATAGACATCTCGCCCAATGCTCTTGCCATTGCGAGGTAGCCGTCGCCCGGAGGAATATCATCAACTTCGGGAGTAATAACATCAACAGTTATCAAATTAGCAACAACCTGTGTTGCGTGTTCCACCGCGTAATATACCGCGTCAGCAGGGTCTATAATATTATCTGTAATCTCAACTCCGTCTTCGGCGCTGGCTTGTATCTGTTCGTAAGGAGCGAGTAGGGCTGGTTTTAGAATATCGTCTTCAAGTTTATCGGCAATTTCTTTTAAGCAAAGTCCGCCTCCTTTTACATAACCGCCTTTTAACGCCGCCTTGCAAGCGTAAACAGCGTCATCAAGTTTAAGTTTCAAGTAAAGAGCGGATGCTTGCGTTGAATCGCCGACCCGAATAACTCCGACTGCGGAAGCCATACTCGCTATTCTTCTTTGCATTAACTTTTTATACTGGTCTTGACGGGTTTCCGCTAACTGTCCTTTAAGAATTTCTATTCTTTCCTGAACGGGAGAAGTGATTGTTTCCGCCATTACATTTTTCTTTTTTGTTTGTCCGTTTTCTTCCACATCAATTTTTCCGTAAGACATTTGTTTTTCTTCAATCGCTCCCCGTCCTCCAAGAGCCACTGCTTCCTCTTTGGCTTCGGTGTCTTTTACAACAAGTTTTTCCAGCCAGCCCAAATCTTCAAATGTGATATTTTTAAAAAGTTTGCCTTTGTGTTTATCAATTAAATTAGCTTTGCAATAAACAGCTAAATCTTCCATCTGTTCTGTCCGCATAGAAGGAGCAAAAACTGGATAAATGAAAAATCCATTCTTTATCGCTTTAATCATATTTACCAAAACATTTTCGGAAAAAGACGGAGCAACCACGATTAGTTTTGTTGTTTTCTTACTTATTTCTTGAAACGGCGCTGATATCATTCCAGTATTATCAAGAGCGTAATTAGTTATAAGTATGTGGCTGTCTTGAGCAATCATTTCAAACTTTTCTTTATTTGTGAGAAACGCTTTGTCAGCGATTTTCGCGGGAAATCTCATTCCTTTGATAACTTCGGTTTCAATTTCTCCCTTATATCCCTCAACGACATCAATATATCCGTCCATTCCGACATCCCAAGCCATTTTCGCGACTACCTTTCCTAACTTCTCGTCTTCAACAGAAACAACGGCGATTTTTTCCAAATCTTCTAAGGTTTCAATCTTTTTAGCAACTTCCCTAATTTTCTTTTTTACGATTTTAGCGGTTTCAAGTATTTTTCTTTTAATGGCAATTACGGAAACTTGACCTGATTTTTTGGCTGTAAATTCGCTTTGCCCCTCGCTAAGAAGTTTATAAACTTTATTCCACAATATCCCGCCGATTACCGCCGTGCCGGTTGTGCCGTCTCCGATTTTCTCGTTTGTCTTTTTACACATTTCTTTGAAAGTTAAAGCGACAAGCCGAACAAAAGGATTTTTTGGTTCCTGCACTTCGGCAACAGTATAGCCGTCATTGGTGATACGGCTCCCGCGATTATAACTTCGGTAGAGGAGAGCGTTTTTCCCGTTCGGACCGAGAGTTTTTGAAACAGGAATATAAATTGCATTTACGCCTTTGGTAATAGCTTCCAATGATTTTTTTCCGATTATCGTTTTTGTGGGTCTCATTTTTATTTTTTACTCTTTTAATTTTTAATAACTTTTATTTAAATAACCCCGCTGGGCTGTCCGCTTTGCAAATATTTCTGCAATATTCCCAGTCGCTCTCTATTTTAAATTTTCCGCATTCTGAGCAAAATGGTTTTTCTAAATCTTCCTTAATTTGTTGGTTGGTTTTTATTTCTTGAATTATTGGTTTTGTGGTTTCTGATTTTCTGTGGTTTCTATACATTGAAAAAGCCCAGAATGAGAGAATTGCTATTATTGCGATAATTACAAGTTTCTTCATATTTCTCAAAAAACGAAGCCCTAGAATAAGTTGTGAGCGATTATATTCTGACTGTTGATACAATTATATCTCACTCCTTAATAATATCCTAATCTTTCTTAATTTGCAAACTTTTTTCTCCTGTTATTCCGCCCTTATTCTTAGCCCTGTGCGAGGAGGTTAAAAAGTTATACACATTCAGTTCATATTTTGTTTGCATTATCTTCGCATTAGAATATAATAAAAACAGATTAAGGAAAGATAGAACGGCGGAGCAAAGCAGACCTTAATCAATTTATATAAAATGCTCTCTACTCCGCCAATCTCTATCTTATCAAAAGTCGTTTTATTAGTCAATTAGTTTATACACAATTATTATGGAAAATTTTAAAATCAAAAACCCAAACAAATTGCAAGAATTATTGAATAGTGGCGAATGGGAAAAAGACCCTTATTACAATGACATCAATTTGGGTCAAGTCAATTATCTGCTTGACGATGAAACTTACTATGATGCGGAAAATGATGAAATATGCACAATTTAGGTCGCAATTATCAGCCAATAAGTTTTTTAGGATTATGGAAGACAAAACAATTTATTGGAGATTAGAAATTGAAAAATGGGGAGGCTGGGATTGCGAAAAAGATGAATTGACCGAAGAACAATCAAAGCAAATTTCCAAAGATATAAGAAATGGAGTTGAAAGTGGAGAAATAATTATAATCCAGCCAAAACCAAAAGTTTGTGAGAAATGTTTTGGCGATGGTGAATTAAATGGTATTGAATGTGATGAATGTATTTAATTATCAAACCCTAAATTAAGCCGAGCGGGCTATAAGCGTGTAATGGAATGAAATATAATATCTATATCGTAAAAAACCAAGGGGGCAAAGCACAGCAAATTATTGGAAGAGAATTAAGTGAAGAACGCGCGGAGAAAAGAGTAATGGCAGGATTAACAAGAATTGATACAGATAATTATTTCGTTAGTGATATAGAAGTTGGAAGCGCAAAAGATTTAAAGTATCAAAAAGATTTATGAAAAAAACTTTAAAACAATTTGTATTTCAAAAAATGAAAGAGCAAGGATATATTTTAGACCAAGAAGCGGCAAAATTTCTAGGAAAAGATAAAGAATTAAATTTTTGCACAGTTGAAGAATACAAACGGCAATATCTTTCTTTTGAAAATGCAAAAGAACGATTTAAAGATATAAAAAACCCGATCGTGGAAAAACACAGGAGAGGATATTATATAAGAAATAACGAAATGGAAGA